GATCAAGGAAGGTACAACGAACAAGCAGATTCAAGATGGCATTGTTGCTTACAAGAAATACCTTAAACGTGAGGAATGGCAGAAGCCGGCACATGGGAGTACTTGGTTTCATAACGAACGGTGGAATGATGATTACTCAACGACTGCCAACACGAGTGAGAAAGAACAAAAGACATTAGACGATACCTTTAAAGAAATGGGGATTGAGCCGTGAGCCTGGAATTAGAAAACAAAGTTGTTGGAGCAAGTCTGTATGATCCGTCGCTTTTCATGAGATACGACTTGGAAACTGAATGGATATTCGATAAGCAGAACAAAGTTTTAGTTGATACATTATCTCAAACGGATGGCAAATACACCGACTTCTCCGAGTTGTTGGTAAAGATTAAAGAGATTGACCCTTACACAAGCTGGACGGAAGATTCTCTAGAGTTGCTATCGTTCAGATTTCATGAATTAGATAACTACGAACAAGGAATTAAGTTGCTGCAGAGACGATTCTTTGAGGAAAAGATTAGACAAGCGAATGAGCGCTATTTGAACCAGCCATCTAAACAGAACTTGCTTTCTTTACAGGACAGAATTAGAGAACTTGAAGAAACGCAAAAATCTGGTGATGACGGGTCATTAGAATCAGCCGTAAAGACATTCCTTAATAGCCTAGAGATTGAAAGTGAAGAAGGCATTCGGTCGTTCGAGAAATTAGACAGAGTGATAGGAGACGGCATGAGGGGCGGCATGTTAATCACGATTGGGGCGAGACCGTCAGTAGGGAAGACGGCTTATGTAATCAACTTAGCTTCTCAAATGTTAGATAAGCAAACGAATATGGCGGTAGATATTTTCACTCTCGAAATGAGTAAGAAGCAAATGCTAGACCGCTTTATAAGTCTAAAGGCAAATATCAATTCTTACAAACTGCGGAAACCAAACGAGCGTTTGAAAGAAGATGAAAAAGATCGTACAGCTAAAATGGCTCAAGGTTTATCCAGAACTGGACTAAAGGTCTATGATTCGCTTTACAAACTTAGACAGATAGAGAAACAGATTAGACGCAGAGTACACGAGCACGGCAGCAAGAACTACGTTGCCATAGTGGATTATATTGGTCTGATTGAAACAGACAACTCGCGAATGGATAGACACCTGCAAGTAGGGGAAATAACTCGTACCTTTAAAAAGTTAACCAACGATTTAGATGTTCCAATAATCATGTTGTCTCAACTCAACAGAGCGGTTGAGAGCAGACAAGATAAAGTACCTAATTTGAGTGACTTGAGGGAATCGGGTTCAGTTGAGCAAGATTCAAATGTCGTTGGTTTCTTATATAGAGATCCAGAAGATGAAAATGTCGTCAAACTCAACATTGCTAAGAACAGAGAAGGCATCACATTTACTCTAAGTTATCGGTTTGTTGGTTCGTCAATGTACTTTGAGGAGCTGGATTGATGAACTATCAAGATTATCTGGATGTATGCAAAGAAGAAGAGTGGAAACATGATCATTTACTGCCTTTGCTGGAATTAGAGAAAGCGAAACAATGTGCTTATAAAATGGCTTGGGCACGCAAACTCATGCAAGATACCGAATTACCGGACAACGTAGCGGAAGGCATGCTGATATGGATAAAACAACAGGACAATCAACGCATGACGCATATGCTCGAAGCGCTGGATATGGCGAGGTTGTCGACCGGACTAGGTGACCAGTGGAATGCCTATTTGGTTAAGCAGTGGACGAAAGATGGCAGTAAACTACCGAAAGTTTAAGGAGTGACCGAATGGTAAACAGTAATCGAAAAGGTAAAGCAGGCGAGCGGGAATTATCTAAAATATTCAGATCATATGGATTTGAAGGCGCAAGACGCTCGCAGCAATTTGCTGGCATTAACAACGACGCAGATGTGGTGGGATTACCTCACATCCATGTTGAGTCGAAGCGAGTGGAACGACTGAACATCCATCAGGCGATAGAGCAGACAATCAGAGACAAGCGAGATAACGAACTTGGCATAGTGGCACACCGGAAAAATCGGACGGGTTGGCTTGTGACTATGCAGCTAGATGAGTGGATGGAAATATATAAGCGGTACTTAATCACATTAGAGGAGGCGGAAAAATGAAAATAGACTTAAACAACGCACTGAATATCATGTACGCAAAAGAGAAACGCATTCTTTCAACAGTCGAGCCTGGCACGGCTGAATATGAATATCGTCAAGGTAGATTGAACGCATACGAAGAAGCGATTGAACTGTTTTATATCTCCGAAGGAATGCCAATCGATGCGTTAGAATCGTTGACTGATGATGATCTAGAGTTTATAGAAAAAGAACAAGGAGAAATAGACGTAGCAATAGGCGATATAGCGAAAAGAGACGCCAATGTCTAAACCTTTAAAAGAGCACCCGAATATAGTTGAATCAGCGGAATCAACGATAAAGGAGCGAAAAAAAATGAGCCACAGACTAAATCACGGAACGCACAGACATCACAGTAACGTGAACCATCCCGATCATTACCAGTCGGACAAGATGGAAGTGATTGACATCATCGAAGCGTTCGAACTGAACTTTCATCTGGGAAACGTGGTTAAATACATCACGAGATCTGACAAGAAAGGTAATAGCCTAGAAGACCTTGAAAAAGCAAAGTGGTATCTCCAACGTGAAATTAACAAAAGGTACAAGCAGCAAAGCAGTATCGTGACGTATTCTAATTCAAGCGAGCGATTGCTGAAGGCACAAGTTGAAGAACAAGTGGATGTATGCGAAGTGAAGGAGGGGGAAGAGGGATGAAAATATTGAATCTATATGCCGGAATTGGCGGGAATAGGAAATCGTGGGGCGATGAACACGAAATAACAGCTGTTGAATATGACGAGAACATAGCTTTAGTTTACAAAACTTTATTTCCTAATGATGAGGTAATAGTAACAGACGCTCACGAATATCTGCTTAATCATTTTAAGGAATTTGATTTTATCTGGGCAAGTCCACCGTGCCAAACACACAGTAGTTTCAGACAAAATATAGGCGTGAGATACAGAGGTGTGGAAGCAGTTTATCCAGATATGAAACTGTATCAGGAAATCATTTTTTTGAAGTATAACTTTAAAGGTAAATGGTTAGTCGAAAACGTCAATCCTTACTACAAACCGTTGATAGAACCAGACGTTGAATTAGATCGACATAAATTCTGGTGTAATTTTGATATTAAAAAACGTGATTTTGTGAGACCTAAACTAAGAGCTGCTCAAATACCACAACTACAAGAAGCGTTAGGGTATGAATTATCTGGGTATAAATTGCCGAACAAAAGGCAAGTGCTTAGAAATTGTGTATTACCTGCAGTTGGAGAACACATATTAAGTGAAGCTTTGAAAGGAGCCGACTCATGACCAACATCAAATATCACTTTTACAAACAAGGCACAGACCCAGAGTTACCCGGTTTACGTTACTCAGACGAATCACACGGAATATGGGGGTATTTAGCCCCTCAGAGCCTTAAATGGTATCTCGGGTATAAAGACATTCAGACAATGGAAAACGAGCTGAAACAGGCTGAAAATAGCCACACACGCAATGCAAAGTCAATGACTAATCGAGTGAGGAGGCAGAAACGTGCGCATTCCAGATATTCCTAACTTTTACGAGCGGTTGACGGAGTTGGAAGAAGAACCAGAATGGACTCTCCAGCGCAAGTCTGATACAAAAACGTATTTGAGAAATGTAAGCATGGACGATGAGCGGCTTGTGGCATTAAGGAAAGACTTGTTGGCTGAGCCGGTGACTGAACTAATTGTAAAAAAGCAAATAAAAAAACGAGAGAAGGAGCAGGAACCCATGACTAATAATCTAGGCAGTTTAAACGACATTATGTTTGATCAATTAAAGCGGTTGAACAACGATAAAATAAGCAAAGAAGAATTGAAAGAAGAAATTGAACGGTCGAAAGCGATGGCTCAAGTATCCACACAAATCATCAACACCAGTAAAGTAGTTCTGGACGCTGAGCGCTACAAAAATGATCGTATGGAGCCTGGCAGAGAGACACCGAAAATGCTGGAGGGGTAACACATGGCGCAAAGGTACAGGCATTACACAGACGAGGAAATCGAGTATCTCCGGCAGATTGCACCAGGAAAGCCGATTGAGGAAGTCGCAGATACTTTCAATAAACATTTCGGCACAAACCGAACGGTTCGGTCTATAGCTAGTCGGATGACACGGGCAGGCATCAAGACTGGGATGAGAGGGAAATTAAGCACCTCCACCCAGTTTACAAAAGGGTTCGAGCCGTGGAATAAAGGCATGAAAGGTCTGCGCACTCCCGGCAGTGAGAAGGGGTGGTACAAGAAAGGGCACACTGAATCTCGTTCACCGGTGGGGAGTGAGCGAGTGCTTGAAGGATGGACGGAAATTAAAATAGCTGACCCTAATGTGTGGGTGAAGAAGCATCGGTATGTGTGGGAGCAAGCGTACGGAGAGATACCGGAACGGCATGTCGTTTTGTTCAAGGACGGCAACCGTCAGAATTGCCGATTGGATAATTTATATATGGTCAATCAGAATGCAGTAACGACAGCTGGGAAACGTAAGCAGACAACGGACTACCCGGAGTTGAACGAAGCGATTTACCGCATGACTGATCTGGAAGTCACGGCAAATATTAAACTTAGAGAATTGGAGTGAGTGTTATTAACCAGCTATCTAGTATTATCCCAAGTATTGTCATTCAGACGTGCATATTAGTGTCTAATCGCTATATGGCTAAATTGGACAAAGAAGAACTTAAAGGGCTAACAAGCTCATTTAAAAAGGCAATTGAGAACAGGCTGAAAATGTTAGACCTTGTAGCTTATACCAGTGTGTTAATTATCGGCTTAAACCTATTATCGCTAGTCATACCGGAATTAAGATTAAGCGTATCGTCCATAATAATCATACAGCTGGCCTGTACCACATTAGAAGCAAAGCATCGGTTTTTAGATTAAGGAGTGAACGGAATGGATAAACGAGAGTTAGAAGATAAACTACTTGTTAACTACGGAGGGTCTTTGATTAAAGCTAGACCTGCTAATGGTTTAGATAATATATATGAATCAGAGACGACAATCAAAGTTATTTTAGAAGGAAATTTAAGTCATCACCCAACAACCATAAAAATATCTGACATCGTGGAAATAAACGGGAAAGAGGTGTAAATGAGATGAATAAACGAAAGTTGAAAGATACATTAATTGCGGCGGCATGGGAAGAAAACGAAGGAGCGTACCATGTAAGGTTAGAGGATGTTTTTGAAATTATCGACCAACTGGACGAACCGGAGAAAGTGGTTGTGCCGGAGTTTGTGGGTGAGTGGATAGAGAACGCAAAAGAAGATGAGTGTAGTTTGTCAAAAGCTTTTTGGCTAATTTTTTCAAACGTCAAGAACACGGGAGGGAATGTTACTGAGAATTGGATATATGACAATCCTGAATTATTCGCACGTGCATGGCTTGACGGCTACGAGGTGGAAGAGAAGAAGTATGAAGTTAAAGACAAAAACGACTGTTTCCTTTTAACCAAAAACTCTGAGGGAGAAGTCATTAACGCTTACAGCAAAGTAGTATACAAGAATAAAGGGTACTTAACCGAACAAGAAATCAAAGACTACGACGAACGTTTCTGGCCATTCGCAGAGGAGGTTGAGTCATGAACGACACAAACCACATCATCTATGAATTCGGAGAGCTAGAAGCCGATAAAATGACAGACAGCCAACTAGAGCAAGTGGCGGCTGTAGCAAATAATATGCAGCTTGAAGTCGAAACGGAGATGAGAAAACGCCGATACCAGAATAAGGATCCGGATTTAAAGACGATTGGGGAACGTGTGCAGCAGACAGATGCGTCAATCGTGCAAGAATTCCACAAGTCACCAGAACGAATAGCTAGGATGATAGCTGAATCACGAGAGATATTTAAAGATGCAGATGAGAGGGAGATGTGGTAAATGATCAACAATATAACAATTATTGGGCGCCTTGTGAGAGATCCTGAGCTCAGATATACCGGTAACTCTACGGCAGTTGCAAGCTTCACAGTAGCGGTAGAGCGTCCATTCACGAATGCTCAAGGTGAAAAAGAAACAGATTTCGTTTCATGTGTCGTATGGAAGAAGCCGGCCGAGAACCTAGCTAACTTTACGCGTAAAGGCTCTCTAATTGCAGTAGCTGGGCGGATACAGACCAGGAACTATACGAATAACGAAGGCAGAAAAATCTACATCACTGAAGTCGTTGCAGAAAACATACAGTATTTAGACTCAAAAAAGACGAATGAGAGCCGTTCAGCCAGTTCGGAAGGTAATTATTCACAGAGCAACCAAAACAGCTCACAAGGGCAAAATAACGGGTATCAGAAACAGGATGAGGATCCTTTTGAGAAGAATAATGACAGTATAGACATCTCAGATGAAGATCTTCCCTTCTAAGGAGGGATAAAGCGTGGTTCATTTATACATGAAAGGCGACGAGCTAATTATATTAGATAATTCGTTGTCTGAGACTGAAGTCATTCGCAATCAGCTTATTTATAAAGGTTCAATAAGCAGAGAGTACTACGACGGTGTGCTTAAAGCGACTGGTTGTATTTTAGAAAGTTTTGCTGAGGCAGTGACTAAATTAATGGGGGAAGAGAAACGACTTTATTCAAATTAACTAGACTGATAGTAAGAGGGCTAGCAACGGTACTCATATACGGTTTCGTATTCGGCTTATTAGCGTTAGCGGTAGGCGTGGTGTGGTTAGGGGTCTTATCAGTGTACAGCATGATATTTTAAGACGACAAAAAGACACGTCACTCGAACGTGTCCTGGCAAGACTATTATACCATAAGGAGTGACGTGATGTTTCCGGAAATAGACAAAGAGAAGACGAAGAAGAATGTCCATCGCTTATTGTCGCATTACCGTTCAATGGCAAGGCTAGCGGATGAAGAGTACACTCCCAAAATAACCGCTACCTTCTCATTGGAACTCAAAGGATCGGGAGGGAGTCCTAGTGACCAGGTAGGGAACGCTGTATCTAGGAAAGTGACTGCTGAACAGGAATTATGGAAGATCGGCAGAGCCATGAACAAGTTGAATGCTTATCAACGCCAGTTGTTACATGACCGGTACATAGATAGGCGTCAATGGAGCGACATTATGATATACATGGACCTGGGAATGAGTGAAGCGACGTATTATAGAGAATTAGGAAAAGCGCAGGTCGAATTTGCTGAAGCGTATGACAATGGGCGGTTGTTGATTGATAAAAAATAAATGAGTGAGACTTGAATGACTGATGATAGAGTGATGTGTGACTAAAAGAGTAAACTGATACTATGGTAAAGTGTAGAACACGAAGAACTCATGATCAGATTGCCTCCTGAACCCGTACATTCTCTCTTTCTGCACTGAGCTATAACCGGGGTGATTATCGGACTGGCTCTTGAACAGTCAGAAAACAAATCAAAATGTTGACTGCCAAGTCGCAGTCTTAATATAAAGCATCTACCTATACGGTGGGTGCTTTTTTACATAATTTGTAAACTGCACATGCCATGGTCGAATAACTGGACTCAGTTGGTAGGTGTGTGCAGTTTAGAGACTATGATTACAAAACAAAACACAGATTGCGAGGTGGTGGAGATGTGCCTAGAAAACGAAACCCGAAACGGGATCAAGCGTACAAGTTATGGATAGATTCTAATAAGAATAAGCTTTTAAAGGACATAGCCGAAGAAATAGGTGCTTCTCCTTCATCTGTCCGCAAGTGGAAATCACAAGATAATTGGGATGGAGAAACGAAACGGAGCGCTCCGATTGAAAAGGAGCGTTACGATTCAATGAAAGGCAATAAGAATGCTGAAGGAAACAAAGGGAATAAGAAAGCCTCTGCTCCTTCTGGAAATAAAAACGCAGTGACGCATGGTTTATTTGCCAAATGGCTGCCAGATGAAACAAAAGAGATCATGGACACGCTGACTGATCGGAATGAGGCTGATATGTTATGGGACTCTATCATGTTCCAGTATACAGCTATCATCCGGGCGCAAAAGATTATGTATGTCTATGACCAAGCGGACATGAGCAAGGAGCTCAGAAAAGATAAACCAGGCATGTATGGAGACGAAACAGAATACGAAATACAATTCGCCTGGGACAAACAAGAGCGCTTCCTAAACGCTCAATCAAGGGCACTAGGCACGTTATCCAATCTTATTAAACAATTCGTCGCTATTACCGATGAAGCGGACGAGAGACGTCAGAAACTCGTTCTCATGACGAAGCAAGGCAACTTACTCGATGAGAAGCTGAAAGAAATCAAAGGGAAAGAACCGGACACGTCACTTATGCAGCTGCTATTAAATACTGTGGGTGATGAGAATGGCTAAAGCAGATAAGATCATATTTTCAGAGAAACAGAAAGAGTTCATAACTGGCGACTTTAAACCGACGCTTGATTTGAACGAGGGAACGATCCGATCCGGAAAGACAACCGCTGGACATTTTAAACTAGCACGCTTTTACATTGAATCAGAAGACGAAAACCATCTGCTCTCTGCTTATAACCAGGAGCAAGCCTACCGGTTATTCATTGATGGTGACGGCACAGGATTGATGCATATCTTTGATGGTGCGGCACGTATGAGACACGATGACTTTGGAGACCACTTGCTGATAAATACACCAAAAGGCGATAAGCGGATCTACTATAAAGGTGGAGGGAAAGCTAATTCAGTTGGTGCGATCACTGGTATGTCTCTTGGAAGTGTAGCTTTTGGGGAATTAAACCTCTTGAACATGGATTTCATTCAGGAAGCATTCAGACGAACCGTTGCTGCTCAAAGGCGCTGGCATTACGCTGATATGAACCCGCCTAGTCCAATGCATCCGGTCATTAAAGAAGTGCTGGAGGTGCAAAAGACACGGCGACTGCACTGGACCATGAAAGATAACCCGATTTTAACGCCTGAACGTATTGCAGATCTTGAAGAAACACTGAAAAAGAACCCATATCTATATAAACGAGACTTCTTAGGTGAACGAGTCATGCCTCAAGGAGTTATTTATGCTGCGTTTGATATGGATAAGAACGTGGATCACATCATTGAAGGCGATCCGGTAGAAACTTACTTCTCTGCTGATGGCGGTCAAAGTGATGCGACGTCTTGCAGCTTTAACTTAGTGACTCGTAAGCGATCCAGTAAAGGTGTGACCTATCATTTGTACCGATTAGCTCACTATTATCACTCAGGAGAAGAGACTGGTGAAACAAAAGCCATGTCGGTTTATGCCAGAGAGATTAAAGAGTTCATGAACTGGTGTCATAACCGGTGGAATTTTACGTTCTCACAGACCTTTGTCGATCCGGCATGTAAATCCTTACGAGAAGAATTAAATGCAGTGGGTGTATACAATAGCGCTGCTGATAATAACGCCAGTGACATGGTGGCGAAAAAAGGAATGGCGAGTAATCGGGGCGCAAAGATTGAAGTGGGTATTGAACGAGCCAGAACGTGTATTGAAGAAGGGTTATTCTCCATCCTTGAATTGGACGGCCAATATGATCACTATCATTTCGTAAAAGAGATTGGCTTGTACGTGCGTGGTGATAACGGATTACCCGTTGATAAGGATAACCACGCTATGGATGAATTCAGATATAGCATTAACTATTTTTATAAGAAATACATCAGGGCCTATTAGGGAGGTGATGGCGTGTGGCAGAAGATTAAAGAATATATGAAAGGGGTGGCGATGAGATTGGGACTCGTTAAATCATTGAAAGAATTAGATTCACATAAACATATTGAAATTGATGAACAGGCGTATGACCGAATTGAGAAACATAAGAAAATCTATGCCGGAGAACCAGACTGGCAAGCCTACAAAGAATATCCATCGTTTAGAAAACGACCGATTGACCGGACAATGAAAACTATGAGCATGGGTAAGAAGATTTCTGAAAAGATGGCCATGCTGATATTCAGCGAGAAGGTCAAGATGAATATTGACGATGATACAGCAAAGGAATTTGTCGAAGGGGTGCTAAACGATAACGATTTTGTGTTTAACTTTCCTCGTTATCTTGAGTATATGTTCGCTTTAAGCGGATCAGCTATCAAAGTTTACTTCGATCCGGATAAAGAGCAGATCAAGTTGTCCTATGCGCCAGCCGATGCCTTTTTCCCGTTATCCAATGATTCCAGCAAGATTGATGAAGCGTTATTCGTCGATACCGAAACGAAGAACGGGAAGTATTATACCTTACTAGAGTTCAACGAATGGCAAGGCAAGGACTATGTGATCAGAAACGAGCTATATGAGTCAGACAGCCCGAATAAACTGGGCAAACAGGTGCCGTTAAGTCGATTATATGACGATTTAGAAGAAGAGGCGGTCATTCCTAATCTTAGACGGCCATTATATGTCTATTTCAGACCGAACATAGCGAATAATAAGAATCTCCATAGTCCACTCGGAATCAGCTTGTTTGAGAATTCATATGACACCCTTTATTTACTGGACTTTATGTATGACTTTTGGTGGCATGAATTCCGAATGGGCAAACGTAAAGTCGCTGTGACGAAAGAATATCTGTACCCTATTCTGCGTGACGAAGAAATGCGGGTCATATTCGATCCAGACGAGACGATGTATGAAGCCATTGCGAATGAAAACGAACCAATTAAAGATTTGACCGTTGATATTCGTATCGATCAGATCATTACAGGTATTAATGCAGCGCTGGACATACTGGCCATGCAGACGGGCTTAAATCCTGGAACCTTCCGCTTTGACGGGACTGGAATCAAAACAGCAACAGAAGTTATTTCGCAGAACTCTGAAACGTATCAGACAAAGAACGCTCATGAGCAGCTGGTTGAAAAAGGCATTAAAGACTTAATTAAAACGATTATCGATGTCGGGAAGCTGTACGGCTTGTATAATGGTCCAGATGACTTTGGTGTAACGTTGGACTTTGATGATTCCATCGCTCAGGACCGTAATCAGAACATGGCTTACTATACGGCTATGTATCAAGGTAAGATGATGCCCCATAAGATTGCTTTAATGCGTGCCAATGACTTAACAGAGAAAGAAGCAGAAGAGTGGATGGCTCTGATTGGTGAAGATTCGCTAGGTGGACGCTCTATAAACGGTGAAGATGTGGACAACTTCGGTATAAGCTCCTTGAATGTAGGTGAATAACCATGGCGTCGACAGTCCTTATTGAGAAACTGTACAGAGAAATAGAAATGGAAATGCTTCAGAATGTCGCTCAAGTCATCGGAAACGGGGATGGAGTGACAGAGGATAATGTAATCAATTGGCAAGTCGAACGGATGGGTCATTTAGGTGAGTTGGATCAGAAACAGATGGAAGTGCTGAGGAAGTACAGTAGTCAATCACTAGAAGAACTTGAAGCCTTTATTCAAGAGTTCGGTATCGCTCAAATCAAGCGGTTTGATGAGCTTCATACTGAACTGGACCATTTGCCATATGTCGAGCCGACAAACATTATAAAAGAGCGTATTGAGATGGTAGGCAGACAAGCAAAGACATCGCTGGACTTAACAAACTCGACCATGCTGGATAAATCGAATCAGTTGTACCAAGATATATTGAATCGGGCAGTTGTCGATGTGGTCACAGGTAACCGGACACCGTATCAATCTATGGTCCGATCCATTAAAGGAGCTGGCGATAAAGGATTGACTGGATTCGTTGCTAAAAATGGTGCTGAATGGTCTGCAGAAGCCTATGTATCAATGGTTATCAGAGCCACTCGTAAGAATACCGTTAATGCAGTTACAGAAGCCCGTTATGATGAATACGGTATAGATTTAGTTGAAATCAGCAGTCACGCTGGTAGTAGACCGTCGCATATTGAGTATCAAGGGAAGATTTATTCCAGAACAGGAGCGACTAAAGGGTATCCGCTGTTAAGTGAAACCAGCTACGGTGCGATTGATGGCATTGTCACAGGCATTAACTGCAATCATCAAATGTACGCTTACTTTCCTGGCAGAGGGAACAAAAAGAAATTCCAGCCGTATAACAAGAAAGAATCAGAAGAAAAGTACGCTGAATCGCAGCAACAACGCAAACTGGAACGGAATATCCGGGCTGCTAAGAAGGAATTAAGCATGCTGGAGTCAATGAAAGCTAAACCGGAAGATATAACAGCCGCTAAGCAGAAAGTCAGAGACAGACAGGCTCAGATGCGTGGATTTATCGATGATACAGGACGCACAAGACGTCGACAGAGAGAGCAGATTGTATAGGGAGGTTATTACGATGAATACCGATAAATTATTTGTTGAAATCAAGCACACATTTTACTTTAAATTAAAAATGAGATTGATTTGTTTCTTTCAAAATGAACAGTGGGCCGGGAACTTTCTAGAGGACATTCAAGCTCATCCGAAACGCTACTTCAGAGTCAAGCAGGTTAAACCTCCTGATAAGGCGGTGGATGATAATGAGTGAATTTGAAGAAAAGAAGCGTAAGAAAGAAAGAGGAATTACCAATGCTGAATTTTGGGAATCTAACAAAAAAGAGGTTGAACAGTCCGACCAGGCTTTAATCATTACGATTAAGGACGGTGTTTCATCATTCGACCATACCGGCGGAGAAAGTTTGCAAATAGTGGGTGCTTTAGAGCATGCAAAGTTTGTTTTAGTTAATAATTCCATTGAATGGATAGAGTAAAGGCGGTGAGACAGTGAGTTTCTACGGGAAAACATACCAACCAAAGTAGGAAGGAAGTGATCGCTGTGAAAACAGCCTATCTCGTCTTGTATTAACGTAAAAATACAAACTAAATACTTAACACAAGCCGATACTCATTGAGTGCCGGCTATTTTATTGTCTTTATCCGCAGACGCTATAAAGAACGGAAGAACAAAATACCCATTAGGGAGGAAATGAACATGAGTTTAATTGAAATGATGGTAATGAACCTTCAGATGTTTGCTGCTGACACTGGCACTGATGGAGGTAACGGAGACCCAAATCCACAACCGGCTGGGAGTGAAGAAAAAGGGACTGACAAACCTGAAGACAAGTCAGAGAATGGTAAGACGTTTACTCAAGAAGATGTGAATAGCATTGCTGCTAGAGAAGCGAAGAAGGCGCAAGAAAAGCTGTTTAAAGAAGTAGGGATTGAGGACTTCGAGAACGCTAAGGAAGGCCTTCAGAAGTTTAAGGAGTGGCAAGATTCGCAGAAGACGGAAGCGGAGAAGCAACAAGAAGCTCTGCAGTCGCTTCAAGGTGAAAAGGAAGCATTGACCACTACTGTTTCTCAATTGGAAGCTCAAATATCTGCAATGAAAGCAGGTGTTGATGGTGATTCGGTTGAGGACGTAATTGCACTGGCTGAGCGCTTAGTCAATGACGATACATCAATTGATGATGCAATCAAGCAAGTCATCGAAAAGTACCCTCAATTCACTAAAAAGGAAGATGAGGAAGAAAAACCCGCATGGCCTAACATCTCTAAAAAGGGAGACTACAAAGGGAATGGATCAGGAAGCAAAGATCCGTTCGAAGCAGTCAAAGATCGATATAAAAAACGAACATAACAAAAGGAGAAGTGAAATACATGGAAAAACTTACTGTATCAAATGGACAACCAATGAAAATGAAACTGCAATTCTTTGCTACAAACCAGGATCAGCCAGTAAGACGCTACGAGAAACAATTTGCTGAATTACTGCCAACGGTATTTGAAGCCCGTTCTTACTTCGGAGACTTCTTTGCCGGAGATATGCAGGCATTAGATGGCGTTCAAGAAAATGCGACTGCGTTTTCTGTTAAGACGTCTGATCTAGAAGTAGTCATCGGAGAATACGACAAAGACGCCAATACCGCATTCGGAACGGGTACTGGAAACAGCACTCGTTTCGGAGAACGCCAAGAGATGATCTACACCAACACTGACGTACCTTACACGTTTGAGTGGGCATGGCACGTAGGTATCGACCGTCACACTGTAAATAACGATTTCGATGCAGCGATTGCTGATGTAGGTGCGCGACGTGCGGAAGCGGTTGTCAATAAGTTCAACAACGAAGCGTCTGCTTTCATTGCAGAATCTGCTGGAGAAACTCGTGAGCTTGCTGATGTGTTTGGTGATGCAGTCGACAAAAAGCAGCGTGATGACGCAATCCTTAAATACTTCAACGATCTAGCTACGTACTACACTAACCTAGAAGCAGTTGGAACGCTGCACGCTAAGGTTAAGTCTGAACTGTACAACGCTATCGTCGATCACCCACTGGTTACAACTGGTAAGAACTCTAACGTGAATATCGACAGCAACAACATTGTTGAGTTCAAAGGGTTCCAGATCCAGAAACTTGCTGATAAGGCATTCCAGGAAGGGTCAGTTGGTTATGCATACGTAGGAGCAATCGGTAAAGCATTCTCAGGTATCAATACTGCTCGTACGATGGAATCTGAAGACTTTGACGGGGTAGCTTTCCAAGGTGCTGGTAAAGGCGGACACTATGTCCTGGAAGACAACAAGAAAGCCATTGTTAACCTTACTTTAGGTGCGGTTCCTGCCCCAGCAGCCGACTAAAACTAGGAGGTCTTTCAATGGAATTCGAAACAATTAAAGACTTCACTGACAGCGTAGACGGAAAGGTTTGTCTCAAAGGCAAGCCTTTTCCGCATGCTGATAGTGACTATGACCTGACAGATGAGCGCATAGTGTACTTGATGACCGATGCAAACAAGCACAACGAACCATTAATCGCTGTGACGGATAACATGACGGTCGACGAGCTGAAACACGTTGCTGATCTGTTGGATATTAACTACAAAGCAAGTATCAAGAAGCCGGAATTAATCGCCCTGCTTAGAAAGTAGGTGACTTATGCTAGTCGATTATAATTTCTACGAAAATGAGTACGACGGTGAAAAGATCGAAGGTGCAACTGAATTTAACAGCCTATCTAAACAGGCTGAAAAAGACGTCTACAGCTTTATTGACTACGCCATGGATGATTTATCTAAGTTGGATGAACGACGGCTGAAACTGGTCAAAAAAGCCATCTGCATGCAAGCTGAATACTTGGATGTACATGGCGTGAACCATCGACTGGATTCGTCTGGTGGCGGCTTCAATATCGGTTCTTATTCAAAGAATGCGAATGACTCAAAGACCAAAGATGACCAGTATCATCCGGACTTGAAGATGGTGTTATTCAGAACAGGTCTTTTATATAAGGGTGTGAGCGTATGGTAGCACCGATCAAAAAAAGCTTGTTGATCCATGAGATCGAATATCAAGACTTTACTGAAGGCCGATATGGGAACGAATACGGTGAAAAACAGACGGTCAAGCACGTCAGACTGGATCCGAAGAGTAAACGTATTAAAACGCCGAATGGTGAAGAATTTATCTCGCAAACCACTTTGTATTGGGATGCAACACATTCCGATTACTGCCGCTTTCATAAAAATGGGAAAGTCATATTCAACGGCATGGAGATGCATGTCGGAGAAGTGGCTATCTTTTACGATGACCGACCGGATAAGGTTCATCATCTGGAAGTGTTTCTACGATGAGTATTCGGACAAATGTGTCGATCGATTTCAGAGGGGTTGCGCCGAAAATTGATAAGATTACTCAGGCGAAGCAAGTCAAAGCGGATGAAATCGTTCTGAAGGACACGAACTTTTTCATTCCAAGAGATTCAGGGAACTTAGAAGATTCCAGTCGTCTGGCTAGTCGGATTGGCGAAGGTAAACTGATATGGGACACCCCGTATGCTAGACGGCTCTACTGGAATCCGCAATTTAATTTCAGTAAAGATTCAAACCCTAACGCTCGTGGAAAGTGGTTCGAGGAAGCCAAGGCGCTGAACTTGAACCAATGGCTAAGAATACTGCAGAGGATGTGAGGGAATGTTTAAATTCTTGGATGCACTAGCTGATGAATTGGAAAAGAGAGACCTCTTCACTTTCATCACTGTGGATAATGTGAGAGCTGGCAACGCCATTACATTAATGAGCATGCCGTCTGGACGTGGCGACTCGTATTACAAGGGAAACCGCACAAAAAACGGCTTGTTTCAGTTGATGGTGAAGCACCAAAACCAACAAGCTGCCATGCTGATGATCGAGGTTATGGACGAAACCATAGATCAAGCGGAAATCGAAGTAGAAGGCTACAAAATCATTAAATTAGAGACGTATACAGAGCCACATTACCTTCAAGGGGATTCTCAAGAAGGCTGGCTCTATAACGCTGCTTACGCAGTAGAATTTACAAAGGAGTGAAGTAGAATTGGATAACTTTCTTATTCAAGCAGGGTACAGAATGAAGTTCAGTGAAGATCAGGAAGCAGAAAAAGGAACGGGCGATTGGTTAGACATCGGGTCAGGCATTTCGTCAATGGACGTAGCCGGGAATGATGAAGTCGATCAGACACCGTATTATGACGACGGAGGGAATACCTCATCTGATGTGACTGGCGGACAAGAAGTATTTAACTTCAGTGGACACCGTGACTATGATGATTCATTCCAGAATCTTGTCTACAACAAACTAAAATGGCTAAAAGGTAAAGGGCGCAAAGGATCACTGCACATCACGTATCCAGACGGTGCGGAGCTACTGGGCCGCTGCACCATTGCCAACATTGAAGGACCCGGCGGAGATGCGAATACCAAAGGGGATATTTCTTTCGAGATTCACATTAACGGCGTACCGGAAGTTACTGAACCAGCTGAAGCACAAGCTACAACCACTACAACGACACCAGAACAAGACTAAGAGGACCTATCACAGGTTCTCTTTTTTTATTTATATAAGGGAGGCAACACATAATGGCACATAAAATTCAGATAAAAAAAGAGTATGAAGAGTTTGAAATAGGGGAAGGCGTATACCGCGTCTCTTTGAAAGATGAAAAGATCAAGCAGCTTGCAAAAGACATGGACCGACTAAATGAGGATGCTAAAAAGCTACAAGGTGATGGTGTCGAGTCAGTTGACGAATCGAAAAACCTTGCGATTGGCATGTTTGACTCCATGTTTGAAAAAGGCGACGGAGAGAAGATATACGACACATGCGGCGGTTCAACTTACGTGATGATGGGCGTATTCCGTCAGCTAATTCCTCACATTCAAAGACTAGTAGATGATCTAAAGGATGTTGAACTCAAAAAATACACAGAATAGAGTGATGCGATGTTTACTCTACTACAGAAGCCGACAGCTAAAACGGTGGACTATGACGGACAGACGATAGAGATTAACTTCTCTTTCGATGCACTGCTCAAATGCTTTGATATAGCGAAAAACGATGTATTCAGAGACTACGAGAAGGTTATCGTCATGTTCCGAGTGCTGGTCAAGGACTACAAGCAGTATAGTCAATTTAAACTAGCTGATCGGGATAATGTCGTCAAGCTGATATTCGATACATACATGGAATACCAGTCGGATGACGAGGAACAAGTACCAGTAATGGACTATAGCATTGATGCGGAGCGTATTTACGCTTCTTTTTTATTGGTTGGAATCGATCTTCAGGAAGAAATAGGCAAGATGGATTGGCACAAATTTATGGCCATTTTCAATAACTTACCTGAAGACAGTCCGATCATGAAAGCGATTGGCTACAGAGTCATGAAGATACCAACAGAGAAAGAAGTCGGCAAGAAAGAGCGTGAACGACTGATGAAGCTGCAGGCGTATTACGAGTTGCCAGCTCAAAAAGTGGCCAAGCAGAAACAGTCACTCAAAGCACTTGAAAATCTCAGACGAAAAGGAAGGAGGTAATGTATGGCTGACGGCTCAGTGAAAATTGATGTCGATCTGGACAAAGACCCGGCTATCCGGGGTGCTCAAGATATTAACAAAGAATTTGGAAATATGGCGAAAAGTATATCGGGCATGATGAAAGACGCTGGGAAGAACTTGACCAAGTATGTCACTGTTCCTCTTGCTGGTATGGCTATCGGCATGGGGAAAGCAGCCATGGACCTGGAAGCGACGGAAGCAAAGTATTATACCGTATTCGGGAACATGTCCGATCAGTCAGATGCGTTTATTAAAGAGTTTCAGAAGCTGACACCAGCAACAAAAGCAGAAGCACGATCAATGGCGTCAGGCATACAGGATCTCCTGGTTCCGATGGGATTTGCTCGTGAAGAAGCGACTGGAATGACTGGCGAATTCATGCATGTGGCTGGCGCACTGGCTAACTTTAACTCAGGCACGCACAGTGCTGAAGATGTCACAAATGCACTCAGTTCAGCGATCACAGGTCAATATAAGAGCCTACAAGGGCTTGGTATTCAGTTAGATGCCACGACAGTGAAGAATAAAGCTGTAGAAATGGGTCTGATGGGCGCTGGAGAAGAAATGACAAACCAGATCAGGACACAAGTCTTGCTGGCTGAAGTCTATAACCAGTCCGGCGATGCCCTGGCAGCTTATACCGAAGAGAACCTAGACGCTAAAACTAAGATGGGTCTATTAAAATCAGAGATCATTGATGTAGCCGCAGAAATCGGTACAGCATTCTTACCGGCGATCAATGGTGTCTTAGACATCCTAAGAAGTGCGGTGACATGGGTCAGTAATTTATCAGATGAACAATTGAAACTGGCTGGAATCATAGCAACGGTAGCGGCTGCTATCGGGCCTCTGCTGTTAGCTGGATCTTTCATGATTGACAAGTTTATGGCGGTACAAAGCACCTTTTCTACGTTAACAACGGCAATATCTAAGTCAGGAGGCATGATGGGCATGTTAAAAGGAGCTATAGGCGCTTTATTTAGTCCGATCGGTTTAGTTGTCGGTGCGCTTGGTGCTCTAGTAGCCCTTTTCGTATATGCCTATAACACAAATGAGGTTCTAAGAGATTCAGTGAACGAACTGACCTCTGCGTTCGGCAATTTGCTGAATGGCACAGGTAGTTTCAGCGAAGTGTTTGAAGCGCTCCATTTTGTGATCTATGACTTTCTAACGGCGATTGAAACGCTCCTTCCGGAACTTATCTGGATGGGCGTTGATATCGTCTTTAATTTACTTGACGGAATCAATCAGGCAATGCCTGGGGTTCTGGAGAAGGCAGTCGAGGTCATGACTGGATTGCTGAATGGATTCATAGAGTTTCTCCCTCAGATGATAGAAATAGGAAGCTGGGCGCTACGGAATTTAGCAGAAGGCCTGTCGCTTGTCATTCCTTATCTAATCGAGACGGCTATCAATATAGCCTTGAATTTACTGGATGCGTTTATTAGCTTCCTTCCCACAATGTTAGATACCGGGAAGAAATTCTTACAACAGGTCATTCGTGGACTGATTGATACTCTGCCTGATTTACTGGCGACAGGGCTTCAATTGATTCTAGATCTGATCCAGTTATTCATTCGAAAATTACCCGAATTCATCGAACGAGGGAAAAAACTTGTCAGTGCACTTAAAGACGGGTTGATCGCTATGCTGCCTGATTTGATTCAAGGCGGTGTGGAATTAATGGTCAAACTGCTGGCTAAAATTCTAGAGTATGCACCTAAACTGCTCACTGCCGGAGTTGATTTGATCTGGGAATTCATCAAAGGAATGACATCCTTAACTAATGATGTTGTAGGAGCGATTATCGAAATCGGGGCTGCAATCATTAGCGAAGCCAAGAATATCGATCTGTTATCCATTGGTAAAGACATTGTCCGTGGCTTGTGGGACGGTATTTCATCAATGGGTGGCTGGTTAGGCGAGAAAGTCGGTGGCTTCTTTAGCGGTGTGACTGATAAAGTTAAAGGCGTATTCGGTGTCAAATCACCTTCCAGAGTCTTTAGAGATGAAATCGGAGAAATGTTGCCTCAAGGAATGGTCGTCGGTGTGGAAGCGGAAGAAAGACAGACCGCTCGACGCATTGGAAAGAGTTTTGAAGGCACAGTCAGCGCTGCAATGAAAGCCGTTCAACGAGTGAAACAACCGCAATTGAGCGAACGAGCAGTGGCGTCTGTTTATCGAATGGAAGGCAGAGGACAGACTGGATCTACGGTTAATAACGATTCCAGGAAACAAGCAACGATCCATAACCACTTCCATGGTGATGGCGCAGTCGATGAACGAGAAATGCAACGTCGTGCACGGCTTGAATGGCAGAAACTCGGCTATGATTTTGCATAATAAGGAGGACTTGACTTGGAAAAAATAACCTATACAAACATTGATGGCGAAGAGATCATATTATGGGACCGTCCCCCTTATACGCTTAATTACAAACGAGGATTTGCAGCGGCTGAAAACCTTATACACGCACACCGTGTGTACGGCATGGACGGCAAGCAGTTTATATCACAACAAACAGATGCTCGTGAATTGACCATGAGAGGGTATTTGAATTACGACTCGCATGAAGAACTATTGGAATTAAGACAAGAAATGATTAGAGTGTTTGATCCGAAACGATCAGGCACTCTTACTTATGAAAATAACATAGGCACGTATGAAATTGACGTGATACCGGAGATTCCACCGTACTTTAACGAGGACGAGAAAACGATCAGGCAACCATATGAAGTTATCCTGTCCGCATTGGACCCTTACTGGAAAGACAAGTCAGAAATCGATTCTGAAATCCCTATGGCCAAGGTTTATCCGAAAATGACGTTTCCACTCAATCTGACACCGGACTTTGAATTCGCTCGACTAGTAGCCGGTGATGTGATTGAAATACAGAACAATGGCCATGTCGCAGTCGGTGCAGTCTTTACAATCAATGTAAACGGGCCGCTCGTCAATCCACGGCTTTATAATGTGGTGACACAAGAGTATTTCGCTTTGAACGGCACGTTTATGACTGGGACTAAGCTGCGTATATCAACTGTACGAGGGCAGAAACGAGTGGAACAGGATGACGGAGACGGCTGGTTTAATATCATGACCAAGCGGAAAGTTGAAAGCAAGTTTCTGCAAATCGACAAAGGCATTAATTATCTGCAGCTACAGGCAGATGAAGGAGTGGAATTCACCACATCCTTTATTAAATTCGAACCGAAGATACTGGGGGTGTGAGTGTGGAATTAGAGGTATTTGAGAAGTTAAATGAAAAAGATTATGACCAGCTGGATGTGATCGATCAGTTCAAGTCACTCGTGGTTAACCGGAGGTACTATCAATCAAATGACTTTGATCTGAAACTGCCGTTAACCATGGACAAACTGAATAACTTAAAAAAAGGAAACGCCATTAGAATCAATGGGGTTTTTTATTATATCAATTATGCGGCCGTCGACAATTTAGAAAACGGAATCCTGCATGTCAAAGGCAAGTCGTTTTTCGGTGTATTGTCCAAGCGAATCGTATGGGAGAACTACATCAGACAGGCACGAGCGGAAGTGATCGCACGAGACTTACTGATGCGACATGTGATCAATCCGTCTAATGCAGACAGGAAGGTTCATCAGATAACAGCTGCGTCTGTAGGATCACTCACTACAGAGTCTATCCAGTTCCAGAACTCTTACGGTTCAGTGAAAGAGCAAGTCGAAAAGTTATGCGAGACGTATGATTTTGGGTTTAAAGAAGATGCACAAGATCCGTTTGTTCCTGGGTCACATGTCGTCTTCTACAAAGGACAGGACTTGTCCGAATCAGTCGAGTTTACCACTGATGCAGAGAACGTTATAAACGAAAGCTATGAATCAAGCGATGTAGATGAATTCAACGTCGCTTTAGTCGCCGGGGAAGGCGAAGGTAGTGACCGAGTCCTAGTCACATACGGCGGTGGTAAGGGGCTAGACAGAAAAGAGTTGTACGTGGATGCCAGAGATTTACAGCAAGAGGACTTATCCAACAGCGCCTACCAGCAGACTTTGATTGAACGGGCGAAGTCGAAGCTGGCAGAACACCAGCCAATTCTGATCCTGGACGGGGACATTAACATGCACAATCAGCTCTATATTTACAAAGAAGACTACGACCTGGGTGATATAGTCCTTAGAAGCTCTCCAACCTTTGAATTAGCTTATACTGCAAGAATTACGGAAATACAAGAGATTTACGAAAACGGTCTGCAGATCGTACCGACATTCGGACGACGCAGCCCGACACTGATCGAAATGCTAAAAAGAAAGTAGGTGGATCATTTGACAGAATTTATGTTTCCTTTTCTATCGATCGAAGGTGACAGAGAATACAGCGATACGGATTTTGCCACGTATTACCACAACATATTTACAAACGGGGTCATCGCAACCGTCAGAGATCAATTAAGAGTCCGTGAGACAGCCGATACTGGCATGAGGGTGGAAGTAATGCCAGGAGCCATACTGATTCAGGGACGACAGTATTTGAACACTGATAGACAAGTTATTAACGTCACGCCAGGTAGTTCTTCTGCGGACCGTACGGATTTAATTGTGGCCAGACTGGACATGATGGAGCGACGAATCAGCATTATTTATAAACAAGGCACGACTAACCTCGTCCGAAATGAAAACATGTGGGAGATGCAGCTGGCAAGGTTGAACATCCCTCGTAATGCGACGAATGTATTTAACCAGCATATTACAGATACTCGGGCCAACACCTCACTCTGCGGCTATTCCGTTATGAATGGAGAGTTGCCAGTATCCGGCCTTGAAGACCAGTACAAAGCTATGCTTCAGGCCACGTTTGATCTGTTTGAAAGCAATGCAAACGAGAATCAGCAGTCACTCGAAAACCTGTTATCCGCTCAACAAAGTTTATTCCATCAATGGTTCGACGATCTTCAAAGCCAGCTGGATGAGAATCAAGTGGCTAACTTACAGAATCAATTGAATGAGCTAAGGCCAGACTACAAACTGGCCACTATTGAACATAACTTAGGCTATATGCCGAGAGTTGACGGCTTGTATTGGACATACGGACTGGGAACAGTCGACTTGGAAGAGCAACCTGAAGGGGTTGACTGGGACGGGACAGCACCTAGATCGTTACCCTTGCAGGTTGTTCATTTAAGCAGGAAGCAGTTAGAGGTGCATGTCCCCTCTCACTATGCTTTAGCTGATGCGCAGCTGGAACAGGTCGAAGGAAATGCCTATACATTCATAGAAGGATACAAATCAGTTCAAATCAGACTAGGAGGAATATAAATGGCGTTACTAGATATATTTAAAGGCATGTCCAATGCAGCAGAAGCTATTGATCAAAACTTTAAAAATGCAGCAATTACTGAAAGAGGATCGAACGCTGATGGGCATTACATTGTCTTCGGTAATGAATACGTTGTTGCTTTTGGATCCAGAGAATTTACACGATCAAACGGCTGGCGTGTAGGCGATACACAGAGCTTTGACAATAACAATATCCCATCAGCTTTCAAACGGAGCATGTCGATTATTTTTAGTGATTATAATGCTGAACTTTACGATGGACAAGCAGCATTCCAGGATGTTCAAGTCCGCACATCAAAAATCAATAGCCGATCCGGAAGTGCAGAAGTCACCAAATTAAACGGGAATGTGAGTGGCGCAACTCGACTGACTATCCGATATCTTCATATTGGACGAATCAATTAATAAGTAAAGGGGGTCATGATCATATATAAGTTATATAAAGAGACGCTGTCGATTTCAGCTCATCGGCAACGAGTTGATGATAAGAAAATTGACTTTTATTCGTATGACCAGCAAACAGCTAAAATAACCGTACAAATTAAGTCGCCTGGTGATGGCAAGACCCTTGAAGCTGTTCAAGATGTCTTGATCGCTTTGGAGCGTGGCGGAAAAAAAGCCGTTCACAATATGACAGTCGAAGATTACGATGAAAATCTGGTCAGTTTTGTGTTGCCTGATAACATAATCAGTCAATCAGGCTCATTCCTTTGTGGAATCTATCTGGACTACGGCAATAATAAGTCTTTGGACGTTGGGTACTTCAGAATCAATCTGAAACAGTCTTTGATCGACAAGGACTTGCCGGCAATGGAACAGTTCTACGTTCAGTCGTTCGAAGAACTAAAAGATGATATCATTCAGCGGTCAAGTGATCTGAAAGCGATCATTGATGGAATTGATACTGACGTGGCGGACAAGCTGCAGACCTTAGATGATTTAGCTGAGGACTACGCTCAGAAAGCTGCAGATTTAGAAGCGACTTATGCGCCTAGGCTGACTGAAGTTACCGCAGAGTTGGCACAAACGAAGCAACAAAAAGTAGGTGGGGGGGTTAAAGCTTCGCTTGAAGATTTAGACGCTAATGTTCTGGGTGCTATCGAGGGTGGGGAGGGGACTTCTTTCAATCTCCTGTCTATACCGCAGGACAATAGTGTTACAACTCAAAAACTAGAAGATACCCTACGCAATGATTTAGTAAAACCTATACAAAATAAAATCCTTAACGGTAATTTTTTGAATGGTTTAACCAATTGGTCTGCCCCTTCTGGTTTAAATGCAAATGTTACAGGTGGAGTGGTCACACTCACTAAAACCGATACCGGAACAGAGTATAACTTTTCACAAGCAACTAATCTTAAACAAGGTAATCTATATTATTTAAAAGCTGATGTAAGAAGTAATACACCATCAATGCAGATTAATGTTGGTGGGATTGGTCCTGTCAGTCATACTGGGTCAGGGAATTTTGAAAAGTTATCGAGAGTATTCACTTCATCTATCAATGGAAATACCACTGCTAGGGTTAGATTTTTTTCTTTCGCACCTGCTGATACGGTGATTGATGTTACTAAATACATTCTAATTGACCTAACAACAGCGTTTGGCGCAGGGAATGAACCTGATAAACAGTTTATGGATGATTTTATAGATAAATATTACGCCGGTTATTTTGAAGACTCTGGAAACGTCGCGAACAACATTTTCTTATTTGATGAAGTTTCAACGTCTAAAAAAGAAATCGAAACCATCAAAACTGAGCAAAACGACTTATCGACCAGGGTGCAAACGGTAGAAGAAGAAAATGATAATGCCGTTTCAACTACCATAGATTACACAAACAAGATATTAACGGAAGAAGAGGCGTTATCTACAGGAATAACTCGTCACGTATCCTCAAAACCGACAAACCAGTATCTTTACATTGGCGGGGATGAAGGGGTCACAGTAACGGGCGGCGATGCTTTGTTGGATGCCAACTTAGCTAAAGGCGGAGATGTTGGACTAAAAGTAACATTAACAGGAAATACTGTCGCTGTTATAGCGAAGGACATAGCAGGAGACATAACACACTTTCAATCTTTATGTGCTTGGATTTACATTGAAGATATATCGAAAGTAGGACCTGTCTTTCTACGTATCATGGATGAGAATTTAGTAGAGATGGCATATTCAACCACGATGGCAGAAAGAGATGGCAACTTCGTTAAAAACGGCTGGAACTTAATGCGTTTCAGAACAACTGACGGGTCTTCGTTTACTACTGATTACGGAAGCGTTAGAAGGCTAAGAATCACAGCCGCAGGTAATGAGTCAAACACAAACACAACGTTTATCGCTGTAGGTTCAGTTTGGGTAGAAAAGAATGAGAAAGCGAAATTCATGTTTATTCATGATGGTGGATACGCACATTTCTTTGACGAAAACGAGCGTGGGTATATCGATCTAAAAAACCGCGGGATACCTGTAATTAACGCTACTTGCCCTTTCAGAATTGAAGATAACATCAATCAACCTAAGTTCATGTCTCGTACTAGGCTATATGAAACCAGCCTAGAGAATAATAATGAAATATCCATACACAGCTACGCGGCGGAAGATGCTATTGCTACAATGACGCCCGACGAATTGAAAGAGGAAAGCTTTAAAGCCATTGACCTGTTGAAATCATGGGGGTACAACCCGTTATGGCGTGCGGCTTGGTATCGTAACAACGCGCCTAGCGCGATGGGTTCAAAAGGTTTATTCTATGCGTTCGCTATGAGCGGAGCATATTCGCGCGTTGAAAAAATAGAAGCTTTTCCATTCCCTAACATGTATAACGTCCGTCGTCTGCAGCTACACTCGGTTACAAACGAGTTGACGGATACTCGATTCGCAGAATTGCAATGGACTAGAGGTGTTTTTGTTGGGTATACGCACGAAGTCAAAGACAACGAAACTGGAGACATCAGCGTCGCCGATTGGGATTACTTGCTATCAAAATTAGACGCAGCAATGGCGGAAGGTTGGCTAGAATGTGTGACTTTCAAGGACCTGATGCAGCCTTACATTGGTGATGGTGTAGAAAGCACATATAGCAAATTGCCTTATGTGTATCGTTGACCCATACTGTGCGGTAAATGAAAACAGAATGAAAACAAGAGACTAGCGTAAGCTGGTCTCTTTTTAGTTGCAGAGAAAGGAGCGTGAGTATGGTCAAAACAAAAATGAAACGTATCGGCGCCCTCATATATGATAAATGGTTCTCGTTAGCACTATGCTACATCAGTCTGTATTTAGCCTATATCTCATACCAACAAGGACGTTATATCTTTATGGCCTTTGCTTTAATAGCGGTGCTTATTAAGTTAATGGGGTTGATATTAAATCATAGACGATTAAGAGTGGTGGGTATTGTTTGTATCAACGTGATATGGGCGCTAACTGTCCTCAACTTTTTACAGATGGGTCAATCGTTTTACTTTTCATTACATGCGTTACTCATAGGAGTGGGGATCAGTATAAAGGGGCGGTTTGATGAATAGTGAGACAGTTATTGTGGGAATCGTCACGGCTGTACTCACTTATTTAGGCACGAGAACAAAAGGGCAGGCTGACATCAAGCGCCAGCAACTGGAATCCGAGACTAATTCAGAAGGGATGTATGTAGAGAATATGAGTGTCATTCTATCTGAATATAAAGAACAGGTCAGCGGATTCCGCGATGAAGTGAGACAGTTACGTGAAGAAAATGCATCAATAAAGCAAGAGTTTAACGAATTTAGAAAAGCATCAAATGAAAAAGTGGAAGAGTATAAGAAGTATGTTGAACTGCTTGAAACAGAAAATGAAGAATTTAAAGAAGAAAACACTGAACTGAGAACGGAAAACGAAGAGTTGAAGAACGAAAACGTTGACCTAAAGTTAGAAGTTTCGTATTTGAAAGGGGAGAGTGACTAATGGAAGCAGTACTAAATGAAGCGGTCGCACTAGCAGTGGTGATGGCTCCGGTCATCGCTATTTTTGTGGAGTTATTTAAGACGGCGGATCTAAATAAACGGTGGTTGCCATTTATAAGTATCGGTTTAGGAATTGCAGTCGGTATCGTATTTGCATTAGCAGGCGGGGAAGACCTGTTCCTGTACGGACTAGCAGGCCTGTTAAGCGGTGCGGGAGCGAGTGGGTTATATGATAGTGTAGTAGCGTTAAGAAAGGATGATAAATAATGAGTAAAACATATCTACTTATCGCAGGTCACGGGAACCAAAGGAACGGAACGTTCGATCCAGGAGCAACTGGTTTCATCACCAAAGGCGAGCATCGGTACATGGTGGAGAATCTGTTCCCACTGATGAAAAAGTATATTCCTAAAGATGCTAAAGTCATCTTCTATGATGCACTAAAGGTGTCTAATCACGGGAACTTAGTCCAACTGGTCAATGAGCACGGTGCAGATGAAGTAGTCGAGTTCCACTTTGATGCCTTCACCAACCAAGCTAGAGGTGGGCATGTCATTATCCACTCTGACTACTCCCCAGATGATATGGACTTACAAATCAGAGACGCTATCGGCAGCATGGTAGGCCTTAGATTCACTCACAGAGGACATCAAGGCATCAGTGGAAGAAATAACTTGTTCAACGTCAACATGGCCAGAAATAACGGGATCACATATCGTCTATTAGAACTTGGTTTCGGAACCAACAGAACTGACGCAGACATCATGCTTCAACGCACAGATGAATATGCTAAAAAGCTAGTTGAAGCAATCCTGAATGCTAAGGTCGAAAATTCTAAACCAGCTAAAAAACCAGCTAAACCGTTAGGCCACAGCTATACAGTTCAGTCCGGAGATACGTTGAGCGCTATTGCTAAGAAATACAACACCACCGTTGCTGAACTCGTGAAGCATAACGAACTGGCCAATCCTGATTTAATCAGAGTAGGAGAGGATATTGAGATTCCAATCGCTGTCAGCGGTCCAGCACCTAAACCAGCAGTAAAACCGTCGTCTACACCTCGACCACAAGTTCCTCAACTAGCGATTGACGGATCATTCGGGCCTGCTACAACTAGACGACTGCAACAAGTCTTAGGCACACAAGTCACTGGAGCAATTGGCGGACAGCAACGTACAGAGATTACCCGTAACATCCCTAGTGTCCAGTTTGGAACTGGCGGCTCAATGGTCGTCAGAGAGATGCAGAGACGCTTAAATCTTCCGTCTAACCAACGTGGCGGACTGTTTGGGCCATTAACATTAAGAGCCTTGCAAAGACGAATGGGAACGCCTGTAACTGGTGCTATCAGTAGAACAAACAGTGCAGTAGTAAAAGAATTGCAGCGCAGATTAAATCAGAACAGATTCTAAGCCTAATATCGTTGAATATAAGAAATCAACCATAAAAAGACAACCCTCACAACTTAAGGTGGGGGTCTTTACATAGGAGCGATCAGTATGTGGTGGAAAGCGTATGGAGATACTCAACCGAAATTTGTTAAAGCGTGGAACTCTAAAAAGAAAAGAGATAGAGAACCTCTAACCGATGAAGTCGAGCGTATGGCTTGGAATTACCACTACACTTACTTATATAGTCAGATGATCTATGAATGGAGTGAGGGGTTCGGTAAGTTAGAGGTTATCACGAAAGAATACTCACCGACTGGATGCTGGTTACCAAAAATAATTGAAACTGATAAGAACAAACCAATTAATCCAGATATATTAAAGCAAAGATTTGAAATTGATCGGCAGAATTACATGACTGCACCGGTAGACCTCTTCAGCAATCCGTTCTTCCCAGCTGTTTTTCTTCCGGAAAGAAAAGACCCTGCCCTTGTCAGCAGAGAAGCTGAAGAACGATTGAAGAACTTTAAAGTCAAAAAAGAAGTTAGTGATCATCCGATGCAGCTGTCGCTATTTTAATTACCCTCCGTCGTTGGAGGGTCTTTTTTTATTTGAAAATATTTTATAAAAAGTGAACATAATACTTGCCTTATATAGTCATGTACTATATAATATAATTAAAGATAAGATAAAGGAGCGGATAACAATGATTGAATTCAAAAATGAAGTGTATGACCTAGAAATGAGCTTTGAAAGAAAACTGCTACATGAATCACTGGACGAAGCAGTTAATGAATACTATGATGGGATCGAAATGGACGACGATGCAGAAGAAGAATATCAAGCGGCTCACGATATGATCAGCGCTAAAGACGAATCAGGCTTAGACGGATTTCTAATCGGAATGAGCGACATCAGCTTTTCTAAATTGGCTAAAAATGAACTGTTAAAAGAAGCACTTGAATTAGCTGGGTATAAAGTTGAAAAGTCACATATGAGCAGCAGCCACTACATCATCAATAATGAAGGAAAAGAAGTCAGAGTGTCTGATCATAAACGTCCAGCAGTAGCAGATGCCAGCGGAATCTATCATGATCACGAATATGAATTAGAATTTATAATAGACGGTACTACAGTCGCAAGCTCTCAGCTGAAGGAATACGGAATTGAGTTAAAAGAAGGGAAGTATTATCTTGGCTAAATTAACCGAAGCACAAATAAAGGCTCAAAAACGATATGATGATAAGAATAGAGAGCGCCGCACCTATGTCAAGCAGCGCTCTACAGCTAAAACATTCATACGGAAGGCAGACTTAGAAGATTTACTAGAGTTAAAAGAAATGATAGAATCAAAAATAAATGAAACGAGTTGAGACCATGGCCATCATCGGAAAAGACGGAGTAAAGTATAGTTATGAGTGCACACAATTAATTGAAGATTTAGAATCTGACATCGAAGAGTTCGGCAATGAAACGGTCCGATCATATTACAAAAAGAAAAATGGCGTAAAATTATATTATGACTACCAGTTCCATGAAGACGATGTTATCGGTGGCCGCTATGATGAGTTGGATATGAAGAGCTTGCTGCACTATCTAAAAGCTCAGAATGATCCGATGTAAATAAAAGAGCAGATTAGTAGTCTGCTCTCTTGCTTTAGCCTTCCGTCTTTCTTCCATCATTGAAATAATTAAATTTAGATAATCATATGGATATATATGGAAAATATAGAAAACAGCAACTCATGAAACGTTGGTATGAATATACTTATATGGATAATATAAAGCGATAATACATGTTTTAAAATACTGATCATACAAGAGGCGTTTATGTCTGTTCTTAACTTGGATGACGAATAAACGTTGATATAATAAGGTTGGGTATTTGATTATGCCTTTGAAAATAGAGATTTGCCATCATTTTGCCATCATCTGTCGGCAATTGATGGCAAATCTTTTTTATTTCATCAAGTTCTCAAACAAATCGACAGTTTCCTTTTTAGTCTTTTGAGTTAAGTGAGAATAGGTATCCATCGTTGTGCTTATTCTGGAATGTCCTAGTCGCTCCTGGATGGCTTTTATTTTCGCTCCACCTTCTAAGAGGAGTGTAGCATGAGTATGTCGAAAAGAATGGAAATTAAATTCGATTCCAGTGTCTCTTCGTGTTTTATGAACATGCCAGTTTATCGAGTAGGGAGTGACTAATTCTCCGTTTTCTTTCGTACATACATACTCATTATCGATATAATGCTGGCCATAAAATAATTTATTCTCTAACTGCCTTTTTCTATGTTGTTTAAGAGCATTGACTAAATCGTTTCCTATTCCGATCGTTCGATAGGATGCCTGAGTTTTTGGTGTACCTTCTTCATAACCCTCGTCGTTCATGATAACTATCCTGTTAATTGTTATAGTCTGCTCCTCATAGTTAATATCACTCCATTTAAGCCCAGATACTTCTCCCCGTCTCATGCCGGTATAAAAGGCGATCATCATAGGGATATAAAACGGATTAGCCGGACTAATGCTATCTTTTAATCGTTTGAACTCATCAACAGTTATTATCTTTAAATCTTCTTTAGTTACTTTATGTCGTTCATCAAATTTAGGCATGCTTATAAAACGGGTAGGATCTTGTTGGATATATTGGTAGGGGAATACAGCACGTCTAAATGCTCCGTTGAGTACAGTTTTTATTATGGCCAACGTTTTTTTAGACAATCCTTTTTCAAAGTTAATATCTATAACTTTTTGAAGAGTGGAAGGCTGTATGCTTTTCAATCGGTATCCACCAATGTAAGGATAGATGTGTTTATCTAAAATGTTCCTATAATTTTTATGCGTATTGTATTTGAGATTACGCAGTACATAGTCATCGTACCAATACTCTAAATAGTCATGAACGCTAATATTTGTGTCATTGAATACCGCTCCAGATTTCTCATATTCACTGATGGCCTTTCTTAAAGCAGCTAAAGCCTCAGCCTTGGTGTCACCGCCAGCACGCTCAATGATTTGTCGTTTTCCGTTTATTGGTGCAGCGTCAAAAAAGTAATACCATCGATTTCCTCTTTTTCTTACAGATCCTTTCATCTTTTATCATTCCTTTTATAAATAGAGTAGGGGAGTTTAACATGCAATTGATTGTCTTCATGATCCATGTAGATGTCTTCTGTTTGATTAAGTTCAATATCAGGATAGATGAACCCGGCAGTTTGTATTGTTTGCCAATCTCTAAAACTAGTGCGCTGGTCGTTGTACCGTCGTATTTTCAAATGGATGTAATCATCATAGTAGTAAGCAAACATCGACATCTGATGATTCACATCATATGTCCTGATATCATTGGCTTTGGATCTAGTCATACTTTTTAGGACAAAGTCCGATTCGAGTGTCGTCATATCGATAATAAACATAGTTTTTGCCTCTTTTCCCGTACTTCAATATGCAAAAGTACGAACTCATGTTCTTTTTATATTAAAAAGAAAAGGCCGGAGCCTAATCTTTGCCGATATTATTGTAATGTTGATAAATCTAGAACTGTCGTATAAGGATCGCTGGTGAAGGAAATTAATACATCGAGTTCTAATTCAAGCGGTTGGTCTAAGTCATTTATACCAACAACGGTATGAGCACCTTCGATTTTACCTTCTGGTCTCACTTCTTTTTGCCCGGCGCCTATATCTGCACCGTCGACCATGAATACATCTTCGGTCTCAACATTATCCTGGAATCCTTTAAGCATAAACGTCATGAAAGGAGAAGCTGATTCATCAGAACTGTTTTCCCAGTCATAAGTAACGATAAGGGCGTCGTTTCCTTCATAATCTGTTCCTAAAGAATAATCCGTAATTGTCATAGTATAATCGCCTATTTGCATTGGTTCACCCAATACAATTTCTCTTTCAGATTCTTCGACTGCTTCTTCTTCCTCTTCTTCAGGTTCGTCTTCTGTGACCTCTTCATCAGTATCATTGCCAGCGTCAGTGTCAGTATCTTCAGCAACCTCAGTTGATTCCGTATCAGTTGGCTCTTCAGCAGAAGTATCCGCAGCTTCTTCACCACACGCAGTCAGTATCAAAGTGCTGGCAAATCCTAACATAAGTAATTTCTTCAATTCCATTCTTCTTCCTTCTTTCTTTTTATAATTTTAAAAACAGTTCTGAATATTCTGTCGGCACACCGTATGTATATTTTAAACTTTGCGATGTACGTGGATATGTTTCGTGTTCTTCCATATAGAAATTAAATAAGAGGGTTGTTGCAAATACGTTCGCTTCATTTTCAAGCTTCGACCTGGATCTATGATTAAATACATAATAACCAGACAATTCTTCATGCTCTAAGGCATGGCATAACTCGTGGCTGGCCACAAAATAGCGTTGGTTGCTTGATTCAAGTGATTCATTCAAGAATATAGTCGGACGAGAAAAAGTTTTCATGTAGCGTCCTAAAACTTCAGAAGGGAAATGAACATACTTCAGCCCTAATTCCTTTTCGGTAATAATCTGAAACGGATCGAGTGTGCCATGTTCTTTTTTTAATCTGGTAATTAAAACCCGTATTCTTTCATTCATGCTACCTACTTCCTTTTTGTTTTTCCAATTCTTCCCACAAAGCGCCTCTAAGAATATTCCTTACTTGATCAGCCTTCTCTTTGGATAATTCTTCTCCACCTAGAGTCATTTTTGTTTGTTCGTCTAGGAATCTTTCCACTCTCACTACATCTTCTGGGGTGGCCCATTCAGGAGTACCTTCAGAATAACCAGCCAGATTCATTAACTTAGAATAAGAGACACCGTATACCTCAGCAAAGGCTTTTAATTTCTCTGGAGAAGGAATATATGAATTGCCATGTGTTCCAATTCCTTTTTCAGCAGTCCGTATTACATTGTGACTCAGTTTTCCCCCAGATCGTTCAGAAACCTCTCTTAACGACTTAGTTCCTCTTAATTCTTTAAGATAATTACCCAGCTCATTAGCCATTTTCTCCACCTCAAACACATTGTATTCTTTTGATTACAAAAAAACTATAAAAAAATTGTACTTAATGGTTGACACTTCGTAATCAATGGGTTACTATGGTTTTGTAATCAATTAATTACACTTTGAAAGGAGGATCAACATGACTTCTCAGTTAAAAGAAAGACGCATTGATAAACGGTTAACTCAGGAAGAGTTAAGCAAGAAAGCAGCTATATCAAGACAGTATTTAAACAAGATTGAAAATGGGAAGGCGATCCCTAGCACTCCAATAGCGATTGAACTGGCTAAAGCTCTAGGGTGTACAGTCGAGGAACTTTTTTCGATCAAAGTGTAATCAAAAAATTACACTGCCTTGTAGCTAATTAAATAATACGGCATAACTAATCGGACTATCTATAAATCAAATACGGAAATTAGGAGGCGATCATATGAGTTCAGAAGTTATCAGTAATGATTTAAGAGCAGCAGCACAAAGAAAAGGCGTTACACAAGTAAGACTGGCAAAAGGCACGATGAGGGCGAAACAAACGGTAAATGGCTATTTTAAAGACGAACCAACTCCATTAGATGCGGTGAGGGATATTGCAGGGTTTATAAATGATTCAACGTTCACTCAAAAAATGTCATTTAAGTTCTTTAACCTTCTTCCACCAATGGAATCAGACATCTATCAAGAAAGCCCACACGCTTTGGACATGATCGAAGCATACGAATCAGAAGAAAGAAGCATCAGAAAGAAAAGAGCGATGATGGCGCTGGCCAAGAACAGAAACGCTTTGTCTGATGAGGATAGAGAAGCCATTGTCGATTACGCAGTAAATTATTTAGACGAGGTATTTGTCGAAATGAAATGCATTGAATCGATATTCGGAACATTGGACATGTCAGTAATGGACGGAATCAAAATGCGGACACCTTACTGGAAGGCACAGAAGTATATGAGAGGGGAGTAAGTAAATGTTAATGACGATGACAAGTAAACAAACCATTGAATCAAGAGAAGTAGCAGAGATGATCGAAAAGCAACATAACGAATTACTGAAAGACATTCGCAAGTATATTGGATATTTAGCCGAGGGGAAAGTTCCCCACAGCGATTTCTTCCTCAAGTCAGCTTATATAGACGCTAACAATCAAGAAAGACCGTGCTTCTTACTAACGAAACAAGGATGCGAAATGGTAGCTAATAAATTAATTGGTAAGAAAGGAACTATTTTTACAGCGCTATATGTAAAACGATTTAACGAAATGCAGCAAGATCAAGCCAGCTATATGATTGAAGATCCAATCAAACGAGCTGAGAGATGGATAGAAGAACAACGCCAGCGCAAGTATCTGGAAGAGCAAACAGAGGTACAAGCTCAGTTGATTGCTGAGTACGAACCGAAAATCAGTTATCTAGATACTATCTTGGAATCAAAAGGGCTCCTGGCTACCAGTCAAATAGCTGCAGATTATGGCATGACTGCACAGGCCTTGAACAAAGTACTTCATGAAGAGCATGTCCAGCACAAAGTAGGCGGACAATGGATCTTGTATAAAGAGCATATGAATAATGGCTATACGAAATCTCAAACAATCAATATCAGACGATCAGACGGTAGGCCAGACACTAAGATGAATACTAAATGGACTCAGAAGGGTCGGTTGTTTATCCATGAGATATTAGAAGAGAGAGGAATTTCAGCACTAATGGACATTGAGGAGTGATCACATGGCAATAGAAACAGAACCAATCAAAAAGCAACTATTTACAGTTAAAGAAACCGCAGCAATCCTAAGTGTCAACGTAAATACAGTGTACGCGCTGCTCAAACGGGGAGATTTGAAAAGTCTAAAGTTACCTGGTCATAAGATTCCTGATTTCGAGATTGAACGATTTAAACACTGGGTATATGAGAATGAAGTAGATTACAGCGATATATTGAAGAAAGGGGCTAATAAGGATGATAAAAAAGTATCGAAAAGAAATAGCGTTACTCATCTTGGGAATCGTGTTGACCATTATAGCTAGAGAACATGCAGTTAATCACAGGTTGTCACTAGGGCTTCAGCCGTCATGGGGTGGAGAATATCTTATTCTACCGCTGATTTTAGTCATGTATTCAGCTTTAAGAGCAGATTGGAGTGTTGATTAATGCAGGAACCAATTATCAGACAAGACTTGATCGAATACGCCTTTGACGACTGGAGACGCCTGATCAGAAACGGACTTACACCGAGACAGGCACGGATAGATGTGGAACGTGATTATGAACTACTAGAAATTGAAGTAGCTGAGTTGAATAAGCGGATGTTTGATGAGATGGAAGAGTTACTTGAGAAAGGAGAACGCTGATGACTTACGTACCAGATATGACTGAACGGTTTTCAGACGCTGGCGAACCAGAAGAAGAGAAAGAGTACCTCGTAAGTGTCGCTATACCCATGACAGTAGAAGTCAGAGTATCAGCCGTTGACGAGGACGAAGCGAAGAAAGAAGCGAAATGGCATCTGGATAGAGCAGACGCTAAGCGATTGGTTACAGATTATGATTTATCGGAGATGGAATATGACCAGATCGAGCAAGTTTGAAAGGGGTGATCACATGGCAAACGAAGGAAAGGCTTATGACAATCTTTATTTATCGGACTTGGAACAAAAAATCATTGATGCTCACAGAAACGGGGCGCATATCACAGTGACTTATTACGATGAATCAAACTACGAAGAAGCGACTGATAAAGTTATGGAGTTTGGCAATATTAAAACAATCCGAGATTTGGGGTCTGCAACAGCATTTGGGATCCACGACTACAGCAAAGGTTTTACCGTAAAAGCCTATATAGACAAATAAAAAAAAGACACCTCGCACAAGGTGTCAAAGAAAACTATGTACTCTTATTATACCAGAAAATGGAGGAATTGAAATGACTAATGAAGTAACAACCAAGAAAGAAGAGAAATATGCCGTGTCGTATCAGTCAGGCGGTCAGAAAGTTGAATTAAGCCCGTCAGTGGTCAATCAGTTTGTAACTAAGGGGAACGCAAAGATTACAGGAGAAGAAGCAGTCAATTTCATCAAGCTATGCCAATATGCACAGCTGAACCCGTTCTTAAACGAAGCGTACTTGGTCAAATTTAATGGTTCTCCGGCACAAATGATTACATCAAAAGAAGCGTTCATGAAACGTGCTGAATCAAATCCGAACTTCAAAGGATTTAAAGCTGGAATCATTGTCGAAAAAGATGGCGATATGGTCAAGCGTGATGGGGCAATCAAGATGAAGAATGAAACCATTATCGGCGCCTGGTGTGAAGTCTACCGAGATGATCGGGATGTTCCAACGTATGTTGAAATTGCGTATGACGAGTTTTCAAAATCACAAGCCACATGGAAGCAACAGCCGGCTAATATGATCCGTAAAGTAGCGGTCGTTAATGCGCTGAGAGAAGCGTTTCCGAACTCTCTAGGGGCAATGTATACCGAAGACGATAAAAGCCCTCAGGAAGTCATTAGACAGGCTGAGAGGATAGAGGAAGACGACACAACAACCGATCTGCTGTCAGACTTCCAGAATAAACAAGAACCGGACGACATTATCGAAGGATTTGCAACAGAAGTCGGTCAAGAAAATGAGGTGCAAGAACATGAACAAAGCGAGCTCTTTGAAGAAAGAACCACTCAACCTAAACAATGAGGTATGGGATTGGGTAAAAGGATACGAGAATTTTTACCAAGTTTCAAACTTAGGTAAAGTTCGTAGTGTCGATCGGTATGTCAAAACGAATAATAATCAAACCAGATTCTATAAAGGTCAGTTGTTATCTCAAGGGTTAGGAAAAAATGGATACTATATAGTGGCTTTGACTATGAATAAAGTCCAAACTACCAAAACCGTTCACAGGCTTGTAGCCGAAACATTTGTTTTTAACCCAAACGATCTACCCATGGTAAATCACATTGACGAGAACAAAATGAATAACACTTACAAAAACCTAGAGTGGTGTACTCAATCTTATAACAATAGTTACGGAACGAAAATAGCTCGCTCTGCAATCAAAAAAGCAAAACCAGTATGTCAAATTGATATATCAACAAACAGAGTTATTCGAACTTATCCATCCATAAGAGCAGCTGAAAAAGCTTTTGGAGTTAAAGACGCAAATATCAGCGCAGTATGTAAAGGAACACGAAAAACAGTATTGGGCTACAAGTGGGAGTACTTGAGTGATCGAGGTGTAGCTAATGTCTGAAAAAAATTTTTCACTCGATCCTTCTAATTACTATAGTAACGAATCCAACTGGAAGTATCTCAGCGTCTCTCAATACAAAGATTTCATGACCTGTGAAGCGGCTGCACTAGCGAAGTTAAAAGGGGATTGGGAACCAGTTTCCGATCCCACCGCTTTACTGGTTGGAAACTACGTCCATTCATACTTTGAATCACTGGAAGCACACGAACAATTCAAAGAAGAGAACAAAGACAAGCTCTTTTCTTCACGTAAGCCGTACAGGTTACTGAAAGCCTTCCAGGTAGCGGAACAGATGATTGACCGAATCAAAGACGAACCACTATTCAACTATTTATGGCAAGGAGAAAGAGAAACGATCGTCACAGGTGACTTGTTCGGCGTCCAGTGGAAAGGAAAGATCGATTTACTGAATGTCGAGAAAGGGTATTTCATCGATCTTAAGACAGCAGCTCAGCTTGATAAGCGGTTCTGGTCAGATAAGTACGGTACGTATGTCAGCTTCATTGAATCATATGGCTATATCCTTCAAATGGCAGTGTATGAGCGGCTTTTGGAGCAGCAATATGGCAAACCCATCAAAGGCTACATTTACGCCGTAACGAAGCAGACACCGTCTGATATAGCTGCAATCAAACCGGAAGAAACAAAGAAAGAGTTCGAGCTAGAAGAACTGGAGCGATCGATTGACCGAGTATCTCAGATCAAAAATGGCGAAGATAAACCAAACATGTGTGGCAAGTGTGAGTATTGCAGACAGCGGAAGATATTGACTGGTTTTATACAGTCAGGGGACTTAATCGATTAGGAGGTGACTTGATGGCAAGACCTAGAAAAACAGGAATTGATTATTTTCCTTTTGACGTAGATTTCTTATCTGACATAAAAATCAGAAAGATATTGAGAGGGTGCGGTGAAGGAGCAGTAGGGATACTAATCAGCGTTTTATCCAACATTTACCGAGATGAAGGGTACTTTATCCTAGTTGATGACGACTTTTACTTTTTTATTGCAGACGAACTCGGTATTACGGAAGATCAGGTTTCTAAAGTCATCAATAAAGGCGTAGAAGTTGAGTTGTTTAACAAGACTATGTTCGACAAACATAAGATATTAACGTCCTCTGGAATTCAAAAGAGATACATGAAAGCTACTGAGAAAAGAAAGAACGTTGAGATGGAAAAAACATACTGTCTCGTGTCTAAGAAAGATATATCTAGTCACATTAACTTAGTTAATAACGTAGTAAAGGTGGAAGAAACGAAGTTACCGGAGGAAGAAACCCCAGTTAATGACAGCGAAAGTACACAAAGTATAGTAAAGGATAGTAAAGGACAGGAAAGTAAAGGAGCTACTACAGACGGCGGCGACAATTCTCCGAAAAAGTTTAACGCTCTTTCTTCTTTCGAACAGCTATGGGCATTCCCTAACTTTGTCCAGGTAGAAGACTTGAACCGTTTAATCGATCGGCATTCAGATGATTTAGTCACTGCAGCTATTAAATTAGCTGGCAGTAAGGACGTTAAGAAAGGCCAGGCACTTTCTTTTGTTGAGTCAGCTCTAAGAGAGTGGTCTGACAATAACGTAACGACTGTTGAGCAAGCTAGGGAATATCAGAAGAACAGGAATAAGCAATACAAGAAAAATGACTGGTCAAATAAGAACAACAGCAATGCCCGCCAAGAATCATTACCTAACTGGGCAGGAGATGATTATGAAGAGCCAGAGGATGAAGTAATTGACGATACCGAATTTAAAAAACGATTGGAACGGATCAGAGCTAGGAAAGGAGCAGCTGAATGAATAGAAACGATGTAAAGATATCGTTGATTAAGGTACTCCAGTCATTCCCCGGTCATCTCAATCGATGGGAAGTCTACTTCGATTGGATTCATGCGATGGCTTACGCACTTGCTAATGTAACGGACCGATCGCATTTAAGACATGAAAGAGAAGTAGCGTACATGAAGCTGGTAGATAAGTACGGCAATGATATGCATAAGTTCAGTGAATGCCTAGCTCTTCTCATCCGGTTGTTTGAATACCAATCCCATGATTGGCTAGGTGAAATATACATGGAAGGCGAATTCAGCAATAAACACCTGGGGCAATTTTTCACACCTTATCATGTATCAAAACTTATGGCGGATCTCACTTTTGACGAGGACCAGTTAAAGAAAAAAGAGAAGATAGGATTTTATGAACCTACTGTCGGCGCTGGAGGGATGATCATTGCACTAGCTGAAACCATGAAAGAGAAAGGATATAATCCTCAAACTCAACTGGAAGTGTATTGCACTGACTTAGATACGAACGCATTACTGATGGCTTTTGTTCAGCTCTCCATTTTAGGTATACCAGCAAGATGCGAAGTGAAGAATGCATTATCTATGGATCAGGAAGATTGTATCAGTCAATGGTATACGCCGGGATGGTTTATGTTCAGAAGAATAGGGTTAGAAACAAGTGAGTATCAAAGAGTAGATAAAGAGGAACTAGAGCAGTTGGTATTAGATATTTAAAGAGGGGAGTAACTGAATGAGTGAAGAGAGCAATGACAAACCACTCTGTCAAGTTTGTCAGAAGCCAATAGAAGAGGACTATATTGCTGAAGTGTGGTCAAGTGTCGATTTCAAAGAACACGCATGGCATAAGTCTTGCTGGGATAAACTGATTAAGAACAGTGACGAGGACGATTTAGGTTACTTGTAGATAAGAAAGGAGCGGCTAATGACTAAACCAAAAGAATGGGCACTGTACAAAGGTGAAGACCTACTTTCTATGGGAACGGTCAAGGAGATTGCAAAAGACATGAATGTCGATGAACGAACGATTCATTTTTACAAGACGCCGACTTATCTCAGGAGAGATAAAGGCAACCGCAGAGTGCTGGTGTCATTGGAAGAGGAAGGAGCAACAAATGCAGACAACGAATAACTACAGAGGACTAAAAGCAAAGCGCAACGGTGACAGATTCGAACTGCTGCTTGATCGGACCTGTGTTCATTACGCCTTACAAGGCAAGGCCTATATCCAGAAAACACCAGAACCAATGAGAGTCATTGCGCCGATTAGCAGATCCAAAGGACAGTATAAGGCGATATTCACGAAGAAGGCACAACCGGACTATACAGGCACACTAAAAGATGGCCGTTCGATCGTTTTCGAAGCAAAGAATACCGATTCAACGAACCTAGCTTTTGACCGATTAAGTCCGGCACAAGAGAAGGATCTAGCCTATCACGACCATTTGGGAGCCGTGGCACTGATTGTTATCAGCTTCAACTTGAAACGGTTCTACGCAGTACCATGGACTAGCTGGAAGCACCTGAAAGACACCAGCGGAAAGAAGTCAGTCAACGAAAAGGATTTAGCGGAGTTTGGACTTGAGATTAAAGGTGGACTGCTTGATTTGTTGAAGGAGGGGGAAGGATGACCTACAAAGACAAACGATACCACTTCTACCGCTGCGCAGACGAGCGATTTGTAACAGGACACAGCTATTTCGACCATACGAATGGGATTGCAGGGTTTGATACGTTACAGTCCAGACGCGGCTATATCGGGCATATGACGATTGATGGATTGGATAAGGGACTGAAAAGGCAGAAGCACTTGATGAACGCAAGTGGCATAAATGGGCATAAAGCACGAGCTGGGAACGTGACGAGAAACTATAGTAGTCGATATTAGGGAGGGATCACATGGAACGATTTGTATATGAAATACATGAAGGCGACGAACTGATCAGCCGTGGAGATGTGGACACATTGGCATATAAAACTGGCATAGCTTCAACCACAATTAGAAGTCATGCTTCAACTAAAAGACTGTACAAAGGTTGGAAAATAACTAAAGTAAATACCTTTGTAGATTATGACAAGGTGGATTACTTAAAAATCAGAATGAAAATGAGGGAGTTCGACACCTCTAAAAGTGATATAGCTCAAGTGTTGGATATAACACCGCAATCGGTCAATTCTAAGTTGAGGAAGGCATCAAAGTTCAGAGACTTAGAGATAGAGCTACTAGAAGATTTATTCTTTCTGAACGAGGGCGAATTGATTAAGGAGTGAGCATTATTAACCAGCTATCTAGTATTATCCCAAGTATTGTCATTCAGACGTGCATATTAGTGTCTAATCGCTATATGGCTAAATTGGACAAAGAAGAACTTAAAGGGCTAACAAGCTCATTTAAAAAGGCAATTGAGAACAGGCTGAAAATGTTAGACCTTGTAGCTTATACCAGTGTGTTAATTATCGGCTTAAACCTATTATCGCTAGTCATACCGGAATTAAGATTAAGCGTATCGTCCATAATAATCATACAGCTGGCCTGTACCACATTAGAAGCAAAGCATCGGTTTTTAGATTAAGGAGTGAACGGAATGGATAAACGAGAGTTAGAAGATAAACTACTTGTTAACTACGGAGGGTCTTTGATTAAAGCTAGACCTGCTAATGGTTTAGATAATATATATGAATCAGAGACGACAATCAAAGTTATTTTAGAAGGAAATTTAAGTCATCACCCAACAACCATAAAAATATCTGACATCGTGGAAATAAACGGGAAAGAGGTGTAAATGAGATGAATAAACGAAAGTTGAAAGATACATTAATTGCGGCGGCATGGGAAGAAAACGAAGGAGCGTACCATGTAAGGTTAGAGGATGTTTTTGAAATTATCGACCAACTGGACGAACCGGAGAAAGTGGTTGTGCCTGAGTTTGTAGGGGAGTTTATTAAAAAATCAAAAAACGATGGTTATACTTTACAACAGACATTTTACATTGTTCATTCTAATTATAAACATGGTAATTTTGACGAGGTTGTTGAGTGGGTTTCTGGTCATGAAAAGACATTCGCTCGTGCGTGGTTAGATGGCTACGAAGTGGAAGAGAAGAAGTATCGGGTGTTAGATAAAGAAGGCTGTGTGCTGATCAGAAGATATGGAGAAACAGTCAGGCGGGTTACTTCTAAAGTGGAGCCGAATCAATATCCAGAATCAGAAAGAGGCGTGTTAGCACTGACTGAACAAGAAATAAAAGACTATGACCCTAGATTTATGGCTTTTGCCGAACCCGTTGAGGAGCTGGAAGAATGAGGCAAACAATATCAGTAAACTACGGAGAAGTCCTAACGTCTGATTTTAATCGAGCTGTAAATGAGCTTGAGGAAGAGTACGGATTTGAAGGGTTTGCCTGGGATATGGTTGTTGCAAGTGATGACTTTGAGATTTTAATAGACTTTTTAAATGCGGACGGACTCCACGCCGAACTAGTAGAGGAGGAAGAGAAAGGAGCAAACCAATGACCCCGCCAGGCTACCACTGGTACTTAGCCAAGCAACCGATCGAAGGCGATTACCAGACGATATGGGTCAACGGCAGGCAGTATATTGCACTGGTGGACGAAGCAAACTATGAGCAGATAGAAAAGTATGACTTGCGAGAAGTGGGGTATGGGGATAGTGAGTATGTGAGGGGAGTGAAGTAGATGCATATCGGTAAACGACTGAAATTATTGCGTAAGCTACACAATTTAACTCAAGAAGAAAT